ATGAACGATGCAGAGAATTTGACCAAGCTCCTGGGACACCTGCCGCCGGCCGTGTTCCGTGACTTCATGGTGGACGAGTTCGGTCTGGCCATGCCGGACGTGGACGCGAAGAAGCCGAAGAAGGAACAGCGCGAGCAGATGGAGGCCGTGCTCTCCGCCCTTGGGGTGGGTGAGCGGCAGCGGATCGAAGAAGTGGCCGAACGGATCGTGCTGCTGTCGGATGGCGCCGGCCAGGACGTCATCGATGGCTTCAAGGACGACATTTTCGATGACGCCGCCCGGGAAGCCTTCGCCGCGATCCCGAACCAGTACCAGCGAGCGCTGTGGCTGCACGTCAATGAGCCCGTAATCTTCGAGGAAGCCCTCAACGCCCGCCAGGCCGACGTGTTCCGGCAAAGCGCCGCCTGCTACTCGGGTTTCATGGCGCCCGCCACCCTTGCGTTACTCGACGATGCAGCGGCCAAGACGGCGTTCCACCAGAACGTCGCCCAACAACTCGGTTGCTCCGATGACGCCGTCGCGATCCAGATCTTCAAGCGCCTGCGGCCCGATACGCAGACCGGCGAAGACGTGGACCTCTACCAGATCAGCATCCACCACAACCGCCCACCGGAAATCATCGACTGCGTGCAGGCCAGCGAATTGGTACCCCAGGAAGTGATCCGGGCGGTGTCTTCGCACATCACTTACGAGCCGGCCAATGGGCACCTGGAGGTGCTGTCGAAAGATACGGCGGGCCGGGAAGCATTGGCGCGCATCGTGGCCGACTCCCTGCTGCAATCGCCCATCACCGGCGAGAAGATCCCGCTCAAGCAATACGACTACCAGAGCCTGGCGGCGCCACGAAACTTCGACTTGGCTGGCGAGCCTGTGGCCTATGTCAAGGTCGTGGAGCTCGGCTATTCCGCTGCAAACGGCCGCTCGCTTCTGGTGAAAATCTGGACCAAGGATAGCGACGACATCTACACCGCTACTCGGTCGTTGATCAGTCCCACCTTCGACTTCCGCGATCACCACCTGAACTACGCCAGGCTGTCCATCAAGCTGAAAAAGGTCGGCAAGGACCGCGCGCGGACGATCACCGTGATCTTGCGTGACGACAACAAGTGCAACATCAAGACGAAGCGGGAAAAGGACCGGGCGCTGTGCGATCGCCTGCTCGCCAAATGGCATCTGGTGAAGGAGATTGGCCATGTCGTCGAAGCCCCTGCCGACGCAGTCGCTGCTTGAGCTGATCGACCTGTTCGAGCAGTCGGGACAGCCGATTCTCGATGGAGATGGACAGCGGCTTCATGGCGTCCCAGGGTGGAGCGCTTTCGGGCGTACTTCCCTGACCGCCAAGCAGTTGGAACACTGGGCGGATTGCGTCGGTTATTCCGGGAGCTACCCAGCGCCACTCGGCGATGACCGCGTGCATGTCGACCTGGCCGAGGATGACCAGCCTGACCGCTATCGATACCGGTGCCCCGAGACTTTTCGATGGAAGTTCGTCCCGGCCGCAGAGGTCGCAGTCTTCAGCGTCCGACCGCCGGCAATCCTGAACGTCGTCTCTGATCTTCTCGGTATCGCGCAGGCCCTGCGTAAGGGAATCGAGACGCCCTTGCTGGACGATTCACTGTGGCATCTCGGCAAGACCAGAGTGGGACCAGCACTGACAGACGTCTGGCTTGTTCGTGGGTTGGCGCGATCCGTCGAACAGGTGTTTCGGCATTTCAGCCAAACCAGTCTGCCTGATCAGGGCCTGATCTTGTCGTCGGGGGGTGTGCTGCCGCAGTTTGTCCGGCCGCCGCGTAGCTACCGATTCGCATCGCTACGAGCTGCAATCGTCGACTACGTCGCCACGCCGTGCATCGACATGGATCTCCTGCATCGAATACTGGCCGCTCCGCCCGATGGCGCGATCCGCCCCGTGTTGCCGGTGCACTTCGACGAGTACACCAACACGCTGACCATCCGCACCAAGACCAAGCCATGGACGATCAAGGGCGAGCGTCAGGCTGCGGCAGTCCGCTACATGTTCGAGCAGGCTATCAACGACAGGTGGATTCTCCCGGCCGCTGAAATTCTCGACGCCGCCTATGCAGATAAGAAGACGGCGCGAAGTCAGCGCATGCAGAACCTGTTCAGTGGCAACACCGACTGGGAGGACTACATCGACAACCCTGAAAAGGGGAAGTATGGCTTCCGCCGAGATTGACGCGCCATCAGTTGGCAGCACCACGCACAACCGCCTTCGGGCGGTTTTTTGCTTTCTGGGACCCGCTTTTCCCCGCAGAAGCTGCGCCCGTACATCAGCCCGTACATGGCGGCGGCAGACGCCCGCACAGGCCGACTTCGAAACTGACCTCACGAATTCGCAACAACCAGAAGGAGTGCATCGTGAGTGTCAAACATCTGAATCAAGGCCAATTGGCCGAACGTTGGGGAGTCAGCGAGGCAACGCTTGAACGCTGGCGCTCCGAAGGTATCGGCCCGGTATTCCTGAAGCTGCAGGGTCGCGTCGCTTATCGCATCGAGGACATCGAAGCCTACGAGTCCGAAAGCCTGCGCAAAAGCACCTCTGAACGCGTCAATGCGGGAGGTGCGCTGTGAACCGCATCTCCCCCGACGAAGTCCTGACCACCCCGGCCGGCGAACTGGCTGCGCTTGCCAGCGAGTCGCTGTTCCAGCTCAAGAACGACGCTGCTGATCTTCTCGCTGCTGCCAAGGCAATCGTCGAGCACGTCGATCGCGCACTGGATCTCAAGTATGCCGACCGCGCGCACCAGCTCCGCTTGGCGGCAGGCAAGGACACCGGTGTCGTCCACTTCGACGACGGCCATGTCCGCATCACCGCTGATCTACCCAAGAAAGTCGACTGGGACCAGACGCGGCTCGCCGAGATCACCCGTCGCATTGCAGCCAACGGCGACGACCCGTCCGAGTACGTGGAGATCAGCTACCGGATCTCGGAAACCAAGTTCAACGCGTGGCCCGAGTCGCTCAAGAGCGCCTTCGCCCCGGCACGCACCCTCAAGACCGGCAAACCGGGCTTTCGTCTCGCTCTGCTTCAGGAGTAATCGCCATGAAAACCAAACCTACGCTGCTCGAACTGCTGCGCAAACAACCCGAGATGTACCTCCGGGATCTGCCCGAAACCATTCGTATCCCGGCGCTGGACGGCAATCGCCCCGACGAAGTCGTGCGTCGCCTCGAAGACGCCACCATTGATGACCTGGCATTCGCGATCCAGGGCATGGAGTCGGAGTCCCGTCTGATCCATCGCCGTCTGGGCGGTCTGCGCGACCTGTACGAAATGGCCCGCAAGCGCGGCGCACTCGGCATGACCACCGTCGCTGACGCGTTCGCCAACATCAGCACCGAGGAGGCCGGCAAATGAGCCTCCCCATCATTACTGCAGACCAGCGCCTGGCCGAGCGCCGTGGTGTGAAAGGCGTGCTCGTTGGCAAGAGCGGCATCGGCAAGACGTCACAGCTCTGGACGCTGAAACCCACTGCCACGCTTTTCTTCGACCTTGAAGCTGGAGATCTGGCTGTCGAGGGCTGGGCCGGCGACACGATCCGCCCGCGCACCTGGCAGGAGTGTCGTGACTTCGCGGTATACATCGGCGGGCCGAACCCGGCGCTGCGCGACGACCAGCCGTTCAGTCAGGCCCACTTCGATGCCGTGTGTGCGCGCTTCGGAGATCCGGCCGTACTGGACAAGTACGACACCGTGTTCGTCGACTCCATCACCGTGGCCGGTCGCCTGTGCCTGCAATGGTGCAAGGGTCAGCCCCAGGCCTACTCCGAGAAGACCGGCAAACCCGACAGCCGGGGTGCATACGGGTTGATGGGCCAGGAAATGATTGGCTGGCTGACCCATCTACAGCACACGCGCGGCAAGAACGTGTGGTTCGTCGGCATCCTCGACGAACGCCTCGACGATTTCAATCGCCGGGTGTTCTCGCTACAGATCGACGGCTCCAAAACGGGCCTGGAACTGCCCGGCATCGTCGATGAGGTCGTCACCTTGGCCGAACTGAAGGCCGATGACGGCGCCAGCTACCGCGCCTTCGTCTGCCACACGCTGAACGCATGGGGCTACCCCGCCAAGGACCGCTCCGGTCGGCTCGATCCGATCGAGGAGCCACACCTCGGCCGCCTGATGGAAAAGATCGCAGGCCCTGCCAGGCCCGCTACTGAGCGACTCGATTTCGCGCGGCCTGCGCCCGCTGCCGCACCTGTCCCTAACGCCGAATCCACATCCACTCAGGAGTCCTGATCATGACCTATTTCGATTTCAATTCCGCTTCCGAACAGACCTCTTTCGACCTGATTCCCAAGGGCACGCTGGTGCGTGTCCGCATGACCATCAAGCCGGGTGGCTTCGATGATCCGTCGCAAGGCTGGACCGGCGGCTACGCCACTCGCAACGACAACACCGGCTCGGTGTACCTGAACTGCGAGTTCGTCGTGATGGAGGGCGAGTTCGCCCGTCGCAAGATGTGGTCTCTGATCGGCCTGCACAGCCCGAAGGGCCCCGAGTGGGCCAACATGGGCCGCACCTTCGTCAAGGCGATCCTGAACTCCGCGCGCGGCGTTCACCCCGGCGACAACAGTCCTGCTGCGCAAAACGCGCGCCGCATCGGCGGGTTTGCCGACCTCGACGGCATCGAGTTTCTCGGCAAGGTCGACTGGGACAAAGACCAGAACGGCCAGGACAAGAGCGTTATCAAGGCCGCGATCACGCCCGACCACAAGGACTACGCCGCCCTCATGGGTGGCGCGCAGGGAGCGGCGAAAGCGCCTGCACCCTCAAACGGGTCGAACGCGTATGCCCAGGCCACGGGCCGTGCCTCCGTGCCGGGTCGCCCGAGCTGGGCACAGTAAGGGGGACGCCGCCATGATGCTCCGCCCCCGCCAAGCCCTGCTGGTCGAGCGCTCTTTGGCGGCGCTCGCACAACACGGCAACACCCTATCTGTTGGCCCCACCGGGTCGGGCAAGACCATCATGCTGTCGGCGGTGGCCGGCAGCTTGTTGGCCGAGCCAGATGCCAAGGCCTGCATCCTCGCCCACCGTGATGAGCTGACCGGCCAGAACCTGACCAAATTCGCACGGGTGAATCCGGGCGTCAGCACCTCCGTGTTCGATGCCAAGGACAAATCCTGGTCCGGGCGCGCCACCTTCGCGATGGTACAAACGCTGTCGCGTGACAACCATCTCGCTGCGATACCAACACTCGATCTGCTGGTGATCGATGAGGCACATCACGCCGCCTCGGCGTCTTACCGCCGTGTGATCGACCGGGTGCTGGACAAGAACCCGCTTGCTCAGATTTTCGGCGTCACCGCGACACCAGCCCGCAGCGATGGCAAGGGCCTGCGGGAGGTCTTCAGCAACGTCGCGGATCAAATCACCCTCGGCGAATTGATCGCCTCCGGCCACCTCGTGCCGCCCCGCACCTTTGTCATCGATGTCGGCGCCCAGGAGCAGTTGACGCAGGTCCGGCGCACGGCCACTGACTTCGACATGACGGAAGTCGAGGCGATTCTCAACAAGACGCCCATCACCGATGCAGTGATCCGTCATTGGCGGGAGAAGGCTGGCGAGCGCAAGACGATCGTGTTCTGCTCGACCGTCGCCCATGCCGAGTGCGTGCGCCAAGCCTTTCAGGATGCCGGTGTGTCTGCCGTGATCGTGCATGGCGAGCTCTCAGACGCAGAGCGAAGGGCACGACTGGCCGACTACGAATCAGGAACCGCGCAAGTCGTGGTCAACGTGGCTGTGCTGACCGAAGGCTACGACTTCACGCCCACCTCCTGCGTGGTGCTTCTGCGACCCAGCTCGCACAAGTCGACGCTGACCCAGATGATAGGGCGCGGCCTGCGCACCATCGATCCTACGGAGTATCCCGGCGTCATCAAGACCGACTGCGTGGTGCTGGACTTCGGCACAGCCACTTTGATGCACGGCTCCTTGGAGCAGGACGTCAACCTCGACGGGCACCAGCATCACGGGGAAGCGCCGACCAAGGACTGCCCGTCCTGTGACGCCACCGTCCCGCTCGGCTGCCGCGAATGCCCGCTGTGCGGATTCGTCTGGGAGAACGAGACCACCGAGGAAGGTGATGCACTGGCCGATTTCGTGATGACCGAGATCGACCTGCTCAAGCGCTCCAACTTTCGCTGGTGCGATCTGTTCGGCTGCGACGATGCATTGATGGCCACCGGCTTCAACGCCTGGGGTGGCGTGTTCTTCCTGAATGGGCGCTGGCACGCCGTGGGCGGTGGCAAGGATCTGCAGCCACGCTTGCTGGCCGTCGGCGACCGCACCGTCTGCATGGCCAAGGCCGATGACTGGCTGAATGAGCGCGAGTCGGCAGACTCCGCGCACAAGACCCGGCGCTGGCTGAACGAACCGCCGACCGCGAAGCAACTGCAGTATCTGCCGCAGGCGCTGCGCGCCGACTTCGGTATGACGCGCTATCAGGCCTCGGCGCTGCTGTCCTTCCAGTTCAACAAGTCGTCGATTCAGCGCCTCGTGGTGGCTGCCAACGATGCCCAACGGGAGGCTGCGTGAAATGTGCAATCTGCTCCCGCAAGGCCAAGGGCTTCGGCTACTTCAATCCACGCCTGCCGCGCAGCGATCCACGCCGTTACTCGGATCGCTGGGTGTTCTGCTCCATGCGCTGTCAGAACGCATTTTCACGTCTCATGAAAAAGACGGGAGGTCACATGATCGATCCGAGTGACATGGAACTGGCCGCCATGGCGTCCTGCCTGGCCCCGCTGGGTGAGTACGTGGGCTCCATCGGCATGCAGCGTCCGCTGGCGGACTACAGCAAAGACGAAGTGCTGATGCTGATCGACGTGGTGGTGACCGCCTACCAGGAACACATGCTCGTCGAGCACGAGCGGATGGCGGAGAAGGACCGCGCTTTTCTTGAGGAGCGACTTGCCCGCCAGGGTAAGCCTGCTTCGACGGTGGTGCCGTTCTGATGCTGGACTTCAATCACCGCCCCAAGATCCATGAGCAGATCGGCGCGCTCATCGACGCCGCACTGAGCGCCGAACGCGACAACCAACCCCGGCGCAACTATCTCGGTGCGTCTCGCTTGGGCGTTTCCTGCGAACGTGCACTGCAATACGAGTATCTGCAAACACCGGTCGATCATGGCCGGGACATCCCGGGTCGCGTTCTGCGCGTCTTCGAGGTGGGCCATGTCCTCGAAGAGTTGGCCATCCGCTGGCTGCGCATGGCCGGATTCGACCTGTACACCCAAAAGGCCAGCGGCGGTCAGTTCGGATTTTCTGTCGCGGGCGGTCGCATCCGAGGGCACGTCGATGGCGTGCTGAATGGCGGCCCCACAACGCTAGGCATGGCCTATCCCGCCTTGTGGGAGTGCAAGACCATGAACGACAAGTCCTGGCGGGACACGGTCAAGCACGGCGTCAGCAAATCCAAACCGGTCTATGCCGCACAGATGGCCATCTACCAGGCCTACATGGAGGCCAGTATTCCGGGCATCTCTGAGAACCCGGCGTTGTTCACCGCCATCAACAAGGACTCCGAAGAGATCTGGTTCGAACTGGTGCCGTTCGACGGTGGCCTGGCGCAACGGATGTCCGATCGCGCGGTTCGGGTCATCACGGCAACGGACAGCCAGGAACTACTGCCGCGCCATGCCACCACGCCAACGCATGTCGAGTGCACGCTCTGCCCCTGGCAGGACCGCTGTTGGAGTTCGACATGATGGCCGACAACATCATCTGGCTCGACTTCAATGACGCGCCCGAGCAGCGCGACGAACTGACCTCCGACACCGATGCCTTGCGCGCCGGCTTGCTGGATCGACTTGAGGCCGTCCTCCACTACCTGTTTCCGCAGGGGCGCATCCGGGGTGGCAAGTTCTACGTCGGTGATGTCGATGGCAACCCGGGCAAGAGTCTGGTGGTTGAGCTGGACGGACCACGGCGAGGCCTGTGGAAAGACTTCTCCACCGACGAGGGCGGCGACATCATCGATCTGTGGGCGCGCTCGCAGGGCCGCTCCGCCCGCAGCGACTTCCCACGCATCGCTGGAGAGATCCGGCAATGGCTCGGCATTGCTGCCCCGGTCGGCACGCCGATGCGCCGTGATGTTCGCAGCGTGCCGATGGACGAACTCGGCGCCTACACCAGCAAATGGGATTACCTGACTCCCGATGGCGAACTGATCGCCTGCGTCTACCGGTATGACCCGCCGACAGGCAAAGAGTACCGCCCCTGGGATGTCCGCGCCCGCATGTGGCGCGCCCCCGACCCCAGGCCGCTCTACAACCAACCGGCCATCGCGAAAGCGCGAGAGGTCGTCCTGGTCGAAGGTGAAAAGTGTGCGGCTGCGTTGATCGCCTCCGGCATTGCCGCCACCACCGCGATGAACGGCGCCAAGGCACCAGTCGACAAAACCGACTGGCGTCCATTAGCCGGGAAATCCGTGGTCATCTGGCCGGACCGGGATGCACCCGGTTGGGACTACGCCGAGAGCGCGGCTCGCGCTTGCGTGGTGGCGGGCAGCGCATCCGTGGCCATTTTGGTGCCGCCGACCGACAAGCCGGCCAAGTGGGATGCCGCAGACGCCGTCGAAGAAGGCTTCGACTGCGCGGCATTCATTACCCAGGGTGACCGACGGATCGTAAAGGCAGCGGCTCCCTCTCTGCCCACCTTCACGCTCGGCGAACTGCTCGATGACAACTCGCCGCTGCCCCCGGATCTGATCGCTCCGCGCGTGCTGACACCGGCTGGCATGTTGGTGTTCGGTGGCGCACCGAAAGTCGGCAAGAGCGACTTCCTGCTGTCTTGGCTGGCGCACATGGCTGCAGGCGCTGTATTCCTCGGCATGCAGCCACCCCGTCCGCTGCGCGTGTTCTACCTGCAGGCCGAAGTCCAGTACCACTACCTGCGCGAGCGCGTGAAGGACGTGCGCCTGCCATCCCACCGGCTTTTGGATGCCCGCGCCAACTTCGTCGCCACACCGCAGTTGCGGCTGGTGCTCGATGACGCAGGGCTGGCGCAGGTGATCCCGGCGATCGCGCAGGCTTTCGGCGGCGAGCCTCCCGACATCATTGCCATCGATCCAATCCGAAACGTGTTCGACGGCGGTGACTCCGGTGGCGAGAACGACAACGGCGCGATGCTGTTCTTCCTGTCCCAGCGGGTGGAGCGCATTCGCCAGGCAGTGAATCCGGACGCCGGCGTCATCCTCGCCCACCACACCAAGAAGCTCGGCAAGAAGCAGTTCGAGGAGGACCCGTTCCAGGCACTGGCCGGCGCGGGAAGTCTGCGCGGCTACTACTCGACCGGGATGTTGTTGTTTAGGCCCGACGAGACCAGAACGACCCGCCAGCTGATCTTTGAGCTGCGCAACGGCGCGGGTATCCCGCAAAGGCATGTCGACAAGATCAACGGCGAGTGGCGCGAGGTCGATGCCAACGAGCGGCTGGTGATGAAGGACTACGGCGAGCGCTTGGATGCCGAGCGCCGCCGCAAGCGCGACGCGATCCTTCAGATCTTGTTCGAGGAGGCCGGCAACGGGCGCTGCTACACCGCCAATCAGTTCGCGGAGTCCTTCGAGGGCAAGGCTGGTCTGGGCGGCGAGCGCACCATCCGCGAACGCGTCTCCGCGCTCTCGACCCAGGGCTACATCAAGTATTTCCGCAACGCCGCGGACTACGGACTGCCCTCCAGCGGCCGCACCAAGTTCGGCTATCTCTGCGTCGAAGGCATGGTGCTGCGCATGCCTGCGGGCGATGTCGACACGGCCACCGGCGAGTTGCCGATGCGCGAGCACACGGTGCTCCCGACCCACTACAAGTGCCCGCATTCTGGCGCCTCGATGCCCGTCGAGAACCCCGAGGTGTGGGTCTACCACGACGAACTGAACGACCCGGAGGCCTCATGAACATTGCCCAATCGGCAGTTGGCAGTGCCGTTGCCAACTGCACCCATTTCCTTGCCAACTACCCGCAGCTGGCAAACCCCTGCCAACTGGAAGTCCAGGTAAATCAAGGTGTTGCGGGAAATGACCCGCAGTTGGCAGTTGGCAACGCTGCCAACTTGCCAACTGGTGCAAACCCGCGTGGTTGCTGGACTTTCTTCTGTTCTCCAGTTGGCGAAAACTCCCCCTCCTACTACGTAGGAGAGGGACCAGAGGGTCCCTCCACCCTACGTAGGGGGCTTGCCGGCCACCCGGGATCAGATCATTGGCGGCCATCCGTGTCGTCGATCCTGGCATTGGATCTCGGCACCCAGACAGGCTGGGCACTGCGCGACCGCGATGGCGCAGTGACCAGCGGATCGGAATCCTACAAGCCGCAGCGCTTCGAGGGTGGCGGCATGCGCTACCTGCGCTTCAAACGCTGGCTCACCGAGATCAAGCAGTCCTGCGACAGCATCGACGCCGTGTACTTCGAGGAGGTGCGCCGCCACGCCGGGGTCGATGCGGCACACGCCTACGGCGGCTTCATGGCCCACCTCACCGCATGGTGCGAGCACCACCAGATCCCGTACCAGGGCGTGCCGGTCGGCACGATCAAGAAGCACGCCACCGGCAAGGGCAACGCGAGCAAGGACGACATGGTCGCCGCCGCCCGCCGCCTTGGCCATGCCCCTGCCGACGACAACGAAGCCGATGCCATTGCCCTCCTGCACTGGGCGATCGAGACGCAGGAGGTGTGACATGAAGGTTCCGACTCCCGCATACCGCTGTGCCCTGGCTCGACTGCAGCCCGATCCGCGCCCCGATCCAGAGCAGATCAAGCGCGAGGGCTGGCGCGACCAACAGATCCTGGTGATCTCGCCTGACGACACCCGACTCGACTGGGTAGAACGTGAACTGCTTCGCCGGATCGGCGATCGGCTGTACGGGCCGAAGGAGCGTCGACATGGCTGAGTGGACGATCGAGGCTGTGGCGGATCGATTCATCGAGGCCGCGCGAACTGCCCACCGCCTGCCTCCGGTTCGCGTACAGGGCTACTTCAACTGCTGGCCCGCGATCAAGCGCATGCCATGGGAAAACCTGTGCGCCGAGCCGCCGGTCTACCGCTTTCCTCCCGACCCTGCTGCCATCGACCGGATGCTGGAGACGATGCGTTGGGTGCAATGGCTGGAGGAGGAACAGCGCCACCTCGTCTGGATGCGAGCACAGCGCTACCCCTGGAAGGAGGTCTGCTGCCGCTTTGGCTGCGACCGGACGACCGCCTGGCGTCGTTGGCAGAAGGCCTTGGAGATCGTCGTCGAGCAACTGCGAACAGAAAAATGTCATGGGGCAGCTGTCAACGGCCGCTGACGTTGCGTGTAGTTGCGAACAATCGCGACGCCGTTCGGAATCCTGCGTGCCGATGCGGGTTTCAGTCACTTTTGGGCGTGCAACATCCTGAGGCTTTTTCGCTAGTATTACGGCTAATCTTGCGAGCATTGGGTGCGTGAAGGCCACGGAGCGATCTGTGGCCTTCGTCGTTTCCCGCCCTCGATGGTCATGCCCCGTTGCGACGGGTCCTTCCTGGCCAATAACCAATGCGGGGGGCGCGAGCGCGGCGCTTTTTTAGCGTCAGGGTGCGAACCAAGGTTCGCACGGTTCGCAGTTCGCACCCCGTCAGTTCGCACCAACCCCAAAAACCCGCCCACGGTTGTCGTCGGCGGGTTTTCTATTTTCAGGACACCATCTTTGAATACGCTCAACGTCGAGTACCGCAAGGTCGAGGCGCTGATTCCCTACGCCCGCAACCCGCGCACACATTCCGAGGCGCAAGTCACCAAGATCGCCGCCAGCATCGTCGAATATGGCTGGACGAACCCGGTCCTGGTTGATGGCGACAACGGCATCATCGCGGGCCANGGTCGTTTGGCTGCTGCACGCAAGCTGGGGCTGGATCAGGTGCCNGTGATCGAACTGGCCCATCTCACCACCGCGCAAAAGCGCGCCTTGGTCATCGCCGACAACCGGCTGGCGCTTGACGCTGGCTGGGATGANGAGATGTTGGCGCTCGAACTGGCGGAGCTTTCCGAAGCGGGTTTCGAACTGGCGCTGACCGGCTTCGAGAACATCGAGATCGATGNGCTGCTGGCAGATGCCNNGNCNACNGAAGNNGAACCNGCGGCGCANGATGNTGNAGATGCCGANGAACCCGATACGACNGATGACGTACCTGACANNCCAGTGGTGGCGGTGTCGCGCGAGGGNGATGTCTGGGCCATCGGCTCGCACCGGTTGATCTGTGGCGACGCCACCGACCCAGCCGTGGTCGCCACGCTGATGCAGGGTGACACGGCGCAGCTTTGCTTCACCTCGCCGCCGTATGGCAACCAGCGCGACTACACCTCCGGCGGCATTGCCGATTGGGATGTCCTGATGCGCGGTGTGTTCGCACATCTGCCGATGGCGGGCGACGGACAGGTGCTG